TCATCGCAGACCATGAATCCAGAAAGCATACGCTTAAAGGACGAAGTCATATCAATTCAAAAGAAATATATTGAACGCCTAGAGAAAACGATTGAGAGGCTTGAGGAAGACAAAAAAAAATGGATTCCGTCAAAAGTACCGGAATTCATCAACCAGCCGGACATCTGGCAACCAAGCCCAATGTAGCAACTGAAGACCAGTAAAAACCTACCTCGCTATATTTTTTTACATATTGCTACAAAAAAGTTACCCCCCCCCCGAAAAGTTACATATTGAGCCACAAAAACGAAATCGTCTCAGACCAACGGCAAAAAGCCTATGTTGGTCAGTTGTGGATTAACAAGAAAAGATACCGTCGAGTTCTGATTCGTTTTGTGGAGGCTGAAGGCTTAGAGCCTGACCAGTTGAACGCTTTGCTCGTTGAGCGATTTCTGAAGCTCAAAGAGCGGTTGAGTCGAGAAGTCGAAAGGCTGACTGACGAACAAGGTTTGTTCTTTTCAGAACTGTTGGATTTGTTCCTAGCACATGTTCAAGCCAACCGTGACGAGCGGACGGTTGGCAAGTATCGGCAACAGCTTAGTCGCTATCAAAAAGTCATTGGTGATTATCGTATAAGGCTTCACACCTCACAACTGACTGACAAGTTCGTTCTGTCTTTAAGAAAGGCTGGACTGAATGATCACAGTTGTAATTCTTATCTTCGAGCAGTTCGAGCGATTCTTAACTGGTCTTGGGAACAAGGTCAGATTCCGGCAGCCATTAAAGTCAAAAGCGTTCGCTCGTCCAAACCGCTGCCTGCTGTCTTTTCTACTCAACAACTCGAAGATTTGCGGCAACACCTAGAAGACGGTTGGCAGGAAGCCAAACGAAGACGGTTTCTGGTGCTGCTTCGGGCTTGGTGGTTTTTGCGCTATACCGGAATGCGTGGCGGTGAGCTGCTGGCGCTAAAATGGGATAATGTTTACCCAGACCGAATCGAACTTCGCTCAACTCGAGATTGGAAAGTCAAAGGTCGAAAAGACGCAATCATTCCAATAGCTGAAGATTTAAAAGATTTTATTCAGGCGCAGGATATACAAGGCGAGCGTTATGTGCTGGACAACGGCAAAGGTCAGCCGCTTTATAGTTCGCTAGGTGATTTGACCAAGAGTATGCGAAAGGCTTTGCAGAAGTGTGGGGTTGAGAATGCGAAACCGTTGCATTCGTTTCGTTCTACGGTTGCGACTGAGTTGCTTTCCGGTGAGTCTGCGAATCCGGTGCATGTTCAAATGCTATTGAGACATGAGAGCATTCAAACAACCATGAGTTACCTGAATTCAGACCATTTGCAGCAAGTGGACTTGGTAAATAAACTGGGAAACTCGCCACAAAACACTGTTTCAAAGGAAAAAACAGAAGGCCGCAAGCCCAGTATTCGTCTGGCCTATAGCCGAAAGAACTCAGGTGACTGTTAATCATTGGGTCGCTGGTTCGAGTCCAGCTTGGGGAGCCACTTCCAGCCGATTTGTGACACCTCCGTTAAGTGGCGGTTCTGACTATCCGCCAGTGATTGCCTCTTTCAGCTTCTTTGCCTTCCTGACTTTTCGATAAATTCCTACTCCAGCCGCTGCCATTGGCAACCCTACTGCTGTCAAGATTAGCTCAACGCCACCGGATTCTACAGCAGAATTGAAATATTCAAAAAAGATTTCCATTTAATAACTCCAAATCATCAAATCTTCTCTGTCATCTAAATGCAGGAAGCGATTGCTTCCGGTAAATGAGAAGCCATAGCCACCAAATAAATTCATCTGAATGGCAATCTGAAGAAGTCGCGCACCATCTGCATTCCAAACCGCTAAATCAGCGGCTCTTCCAAGACTATGATAACCCGTGCTTTTGGGTTTCCCGTCTTTCCATTTTGCTTTTTCAACTGGGTGATCTAGTGAGCGATAGGCTGAAGTTAGTCTGATGGGTTTGCCGTAGTGCTGCCGCAAGGTTTCAAGCTTTGTAAGAAAAGAACTCGACATAGAGCATTCACCTGTGAATTTACACTTCAGCTCGTCCCTCGAAAAATGCTCTGAGTGGTCAATAAATTCCATTAGGTTTCTCGTTCAGGATAATCAATACACTCTTGCGAATACATTTCGCCAAACGCTTCTCGTTGAGGCAACGGCATTAGTTGCAAATCTACATATCTGTGATTTTCGCGGTAATGGTCAATGACACAACTGCAAAGTTGAATAGCCGATTGCATCGCTAGATTGCTCGTCATTCCTTGCATTTGATAAGTCGGTGCAAGTCGCAAAGAACACTGATAAGCCCATGAAACGAGGTGCAAAGTCTTGTACTCAACAGGCAATGCGAAAGCTGACGTTGAGAGCAGCAAAGCCAAGCCTGTGAGAAGCGGTTTCATTTTTTTAGATTATCCATTTTTTGACTTAGTTCGCTAATGGCAACAGTCATGTTGGTGAGCGTTGTATTGAGCTTTTCATGAACTGCTAAAAGCTGCTGAGACTGCGCTGCTTGCAGGTTCGCAAGTTTTTCTGTTGTGGCCTGTTGAAGTTGTGAATTTTCCCGTAATAGTTCGCTGACGCGAATGTCGCTTTCGGAGTCCTTCGTAAGCCAAATGTTTCTTTCTTTTTCAAAACCTCTTAAAAGAAACACGATCAACCACCCGCTGAAGGTCAAAGAAGCCATGCCAAAACCTAAATCTTGGACTAATTGAATCATTGTGTTAGGTTCTGCTGACATTGCTCGGCCTGTGTTAGATGTTTTCTAAAGCTTCTATTCGTGCGGTTAAGGCGTCAATTTGAGACTGTTGGGATTCGATGAGGACTTGTTGTTCTTTGATAGCCGCAACCAAAAGTGGAATAGCTTCTGTGTAGCGAATCCCTAAGTATCCATCTTGGTCTTCATCTATAATTTCAGGCAATACCGTTTGAACATCTTGAGCGATTAACCCAACTCGTTGTGTTTTGATTTCTGCGTTGTCTGCTTTAAGAGTGTATTTAACAGCCCTTAATGATTGAACAGATTCAATAGCGTTTTCTATATTTCCAGTAATGTCCTTTAATCTTTCATCAGAGTTGCCAGTCCAAGATGTCGCTCCCGCAGAAAGATAAACTCCGAGATTGCCCGAAACCGCTGGATTGATATACACGACAAAAGCACCGGCGCTATTCATTCCAAACGACCAGTTACTGTTGCCTGAGTTATACCCTGTGTTGATTGCTGAATACGCCCCGGGGCCACCTGTCACACTAGTTTTAGCTTGAATAACCCCTTGATTTGATACAGCACTCGTAGTCCCCACCAGCAAATTCCCACTAGCATCCACAACAAAAGGCGTACTATCTGGATTTGCTGAATCTTCAACAACTAACGCATTTCCGCTTCCTGTTTGCGTAATTCTAACCAAGTCACCTGAATCTGAACCAGAGACGGTCAAGGCTCCTAGTGTTGCCGTTCCACCAGTAACTGTGATTGAATCTGAATCTTGGGTAGCAATCGTTCCCAATCCTAAATTGGTTCTAGTGGTCGAATCATCTGAAACATTTAAAGAACCCGTCACGCTGATATTTCCGCCCGTGTTTAGCTGTGCAGAAGTGGAAACCGTGCTGGCAGTTAGAGTGAGACTCGAACCGTTATAGTTTTGGATTTCGTTTGTTTTTAATAAACTCATTTAAATAAGCTCAACAAATTCGAAGTTGTAGTCATAGAGTTGACTGCCAGGATAAGAATAAGCAATACTGGCTGGCTCAAAGAAGCTACCAAAAACTGCGGTGTTCGTTTGATAGCCTAGGATCTCAGCAGCCACTGGTTGCATTCTCAGCCCAGCAAAAACTTTGGTTGCTGTTGCTCGTTCGCTTTCCAAAACTTGAACGCTGCCGCTGAATCTTCTGCGAATTTCACCCAACCGATACACCAGCCCACTGTCTCGCTCTTGTCTGATTCCAAACGAATCACGACTGATCGACATGCCGACGTTTGGATTGTAAGTTTCCAGCACTTTTCCGGCTCGAATCGTGTTGACGATCAGCGGCAACTTCATGCTTGATACTGTGAAGTTCGCGCCACCATTTCCGGTTAACTGCAAATCTTCTGTGCCGGTTCCATCACCAGTGATTCGGTTGATTTGCTCGGTAAAAACACCATCAGAGACAAAGGTTCCGAGCTTGATTTGTGGGTAGTCTTCCAAATAAATGTTGGCAGCACTCGCCTGAAGTCTTCCTAGATTGCCATTACTGGCAGTTACCCAACCGTTGAGCGTTCCTTTGACGTCTGTCGAGTTGGTCAACGCAATCTCAACGGTGTTTGTATTCGTTGGACAAGCCACAAAAACCGAATCATTCCAATGGGTTTTTTCATTGAGTAAATATTGCTCGCTGAGTGTGTAGCTGTTCGTGTAGTTTTCTGTCGAAAGCGTTGAAGCACCAGAATCCTTGAATGTTACCGTCACCGATTCTGCCAGGTAGCTGAAGAAAATGGCTTCCGCACCTGAGCAAGTCACCGTAATTGTTGCCGTTGCAGCGTCTGAAATGTAAGGCTGCCTTGGATAATTGTTCTCGACTTTGGCGATTGCATAATCGCTCGACAATTGAGTCGCTGAACTGGTAACGCTAGTGATTAAATTCGTGTAAATGATTTTCACTCAAACCTTACAAAGTCGATTTCGGTTGGTCCGCTGATGGTTGTCTCTTCTGCATCAAAGCTATAAATAATTGAAGTAATGGTGATTGTGGCTTTGATGCTTTGTTTTTCGTCTATGCAGATGATTCGATAACCTAAAAGGTAATTGTCTTTAATCCCAAAAATTCGAGCCGTGCAGATTGGCGCGGATTCGCTCTGAAGTATCGCTCGTAAATACTCAATGACTTTTTCTTCAATCGTGCTGAGTGCGTCATAGCTTTGTTCTTCCCCATAGCCTAAGTTCGGAACTTCCACATATTTGGTTTCTTGAGCGAGTGTTACTGAGTCTGGGTAAGGCGTATTGAATTCATACTCGCTGAAAACCTTTTTGATTGGGAAGGCTGGCGCTAGTTGCAACTGAAGCAATTCTGGCGTTCTCACCGTTGCTGCTGCCACTCCGGTTTGAATCCGATTAATGACTCGTAAAGTAGAGCCGCTAATCTGAAGAAGAAGATTCGCAGCCTTGGCAGTATCAGCCGCGAAGTCAATCAGTGGCTCGTTTCTAGTGGTTGCTTGTGCCATAACTAAGGTGAATAAATTTCAACTTCTGAAGCTGTCGTGGCTACGGTTAGCGAGCGGACGGTCAGCGTTCCATTCGTGTCTATTTCAACGGTTACGCTAAGTCGAACTTCAACTGGTGAGTCGTTCACCTGCTCGTCGCTGATCGTCGTATCGGAGTTGTAGTTGACGCCAGCCATCAGGCATAGCTCGTGTCTAGAGTCAGTCCAAGCTCAGTGGCAACATGACTGTAAAAGCTCGAAAGCGTTGAACCTCTGTTGCTGATGCCTGAAATCGACAAAACACCTCCAGTAGTTGCAGAGTTCAATTTAATCACTGTGCTGGTTGGAGCAACGCCACTTCCGCCTGAACCGTTCCAGAACTCGCTCGAAGTGTTATCCGTCGAGTAAATCAAAACGCCATCTTCTCGGATTTCGATAGGATAACTGCTGTTGTTCGTTTGCAAATCAGGGTTGGCTACTTCGTCATCGCGTTTTTTGATTACTGGCGTGACGTTCTTGACGATTCCCCAAGAAAACGGCACTCGAAGCGGCACACCAACTCGGTGCGTGTTACCGTCAGAGGTAAAGGTTCCGGTTGTGCCGTATCCAGAAGTAACAGGAATGAAGTCTTTGTCCTGCAAGGTGAAGGTGTTTGAACCAGTGCGAACCACATAATAGTAATTGTCGACTGCAACCGATTGATATTCCAGCAGTTCACCGTAAGAATCCATTTGCTCAAAAATCACAACCGTACCCGTCACAAAGCCATGATTGAGTGCCGTAATTGAAACCGGAGTCCCTGCACCTGAAGAAATAACTGCTTCCACAAAAGCGAAATTTTCAGTCAAGGTGAATGGCCTCGCGCCTTTGGTAAATTCGGTGTCTGTGAGCGCAAAGGTGAGTTCTGTATCAGTGACGCTTTGAAGAAAAATGTTTCCTGAAAATAAATCACTTCCTGCCTCGCCCCATTTGAGACTTGTTGGATAAAGCCCAGGTGCGGTCAGCAGGTCTTCATAGCGCTGAAGTGCGAATGGATGGCTTGCGTGCAAATAGTCATTTGTCAAAGTAATGTTCCCAAACTTGACGCCAATCTTGCCTGAATCCTCAACCTGTCCAAGTTCCAAACTTGGCATTCTTTTGACAAAAGGCTGGTAAAAATTCTGACCAGCAAAGCCTCTCAGACTGCCTCGGTAGGCTGTTCCGTCAACGGTAATGGTTGCGAGTAAATGACTCATCAGATGTACCTAGCCGGAAGAAACTTGTCGCCTTGTCTTCTAGTTCTCTCGCGCAACTCACTTCTAAATTCTTCAATACCAGCCTTGGTCTGGCCTTGCATATCCGTATAAACATTTACTTCGGTGTCGTTCTCTCTGACAGCCACAATCAATTCAGCCAATAAACGTTTGACCTCTGGGTCACTCGTTGCGTTAAGTGCTGCACTGTCGCCAGAGTTGAGACGGTTCAGGTTTGACACTCCATAACGTCTGACGGTTTCTGGTGATAGGATATATTCGCCAGGTGAGAGCATGGCTGGAATGGTGTCCATTGGGTCTACTATTCCGCCTCGTCTAAAGCCATATTTAAAAACAGGCTCGTCCCACCCGTAAAATCCTGAAGTTGTGGACATGTAGTTATAGAAAGAGCGGGCTTCTTCGATTTCGTCAAAGGCTGCTAATTTTGGCGCAGCTTCATTGGGTCCGGCTGATAGCAGGACGTAGTAAGGTTGGTTTAACAGATAAGGTGCAGTTTCTGGTAACTTGTTATAGATCGAAGCAAATTGTTGGTCTGGTGTAAGGCCGCTAACACCACGAACTCCTAAACTGAATCCCTCTCCATAGTCAATGTCCGTGTTAAAGTCTACACCATAGCCACCAATTGCCGCTTGACCTTCTAGATATTGTTTCGGTCCCATCATAATAGTTGTTGGAACTCCAGCGTAAGGTCCACCAGCAGTCGTAATACCAGAAGCTTGCGCTTCCAGAATTGTTGCTTGCAGTTGAACTGCGCCAATCATCAGACTGAAGGCATCATTGATGATCGTGCTTAGGGAATCCAAAGAAGAAGTAATCTTACTGGTGTCCAGAGTCAGCGTTGGTGTGATGACGCCTAAATTCGGAATGCCTGGAGATACGGCTGGTGTGATTTTGCCAAGATTCGGAGTGCCTAGAGAAACGATTGGATAAACCGTCCCAAGGTTTGGTCTGCCAGCGGTTGCGGTTGGAGTAATTGTTCCAAAGTTCAGTCCAGAAGTGTTGACGGTAAACATGCTGCTGGACATCAGCAAAGAAAGATTCAACCGTGAAGAATCCAAACTGAAGTTGCTGCTGTTGAGGCTGATTTCTTTATTCACTCCTGAAGTGTCAACAATGAAATTGCCAGCTTTCAGCTCAATAGGAATTTGGTAGACGGTTGTCAGGAATTCAACCTGCTGTTGAGCAAAGGCAAGTGTGGCTAGGTTGATTCCAGAGATTAAATCAGAGACTGCGGTTTGCAATTCTTCTGGTAAGTCACCCAGTAAATCCTCTGCGCCTGAACTAAGTGTGCTAGCTGCGGCAATCGGTGCGTTGAAACCGTACTGAGTACCAAGCAGCGCCAAGTCACTCAGAACACCTTCAAAAATCGTAGTAAAGGCAGTTGATGATTTGAAAACATCTCTGGCTGCACTCAGATAATCATTAACAAATCCTTGCAATGCCTCGATGTCTTCTTCGGTAGCATCTGGGTCAAACGCATTGGCAAGCAGGCTTTCGTAAGTGCCTTGTGCCAAAGCAAAGGCTTCTTGTGGACCTGCCAAGTTGAACTCACTGAATAGCAAATCATTAACTTGGTCAAACAGGCTTTGCACCAGCTCACTGATGGCTTCAATTGTGTTTTCAAAATCACTGAACAGACTCTGCAAATCGGACTGAACACTCTGAAGCTGAAGTAACTGCTGTTGCCGCTCAATGGACTCAATCTCTCGGTCCCTGGCCTTGATTAACGCATTAATGACTTTGGTCTGGTCTTCTTCGGTTAGGCTCAGGTCTTCACTGGCTTGATTGATTTCCTTGGTGTAGTCAATGCGAATCTGGTCAATGCGATTGCGTTCAATTCCTCGCTCGTTGATTTCCTTCAGCAGTTCCACCGTCTTGTCATTGCTCATCGCTCGAAACTGCTGATTTAAGCGATTGATGAGGCTTTCGTTTGCGGCTGCGGCATTCTTGAGAAGCTGACTTCGTTGTTCGTCCGTCACATCGTCGCCACTCATTGACTGAATTCGCTCAACTACTTTTTGATATTCAGTCTCAACACCTTCCATGATAGAAGAAAAGCCGACATTGCCGACATCCTGAATTAACTCAGCCACTGCATCGGCTGACGTCCGTTGCCACAAGCCCAGGCTGAAACTGCTGTATTCTTCACCACTCATTCCAGTTGGACGGTTATTTACGCCAAACATGCCACCGGAAATGTCAAAGCTGAACTGTTCAAAGTCACTGGCAAATCCTCCACCAAAAAGGTAAGAATCCTGCCCAACTCCTGCTTGGTCAAGCACACTCTGAATGCCATCTCCAATGCCTTTTGCCAATGCTCCAATCAAGCGATTAATGGCACTGATTAAATCGCCAAGAACGTCAATCAGTGGGTCGATTGTGTCGAAGAGAATTTCAAAGCTTTTGTCGATGGCAGCAGCAACTTTTTCGTTGCTCAAAGCGGCATCAAGACCAGCATTGATTAAACCGGCAATTGGGCCTCCAGCTTGGGCTCCTGCTGCAAAAGCTTGTGCTGTTTGTCCTGCTCTGGACGCATTGGGACCAGCGCCAAAAACGCCACCAACGATAGTGTCTCCAACTGTATTGACGTATTGCTCTCTGGCCTTTGCCTGTTTTTCAGCATTACTCAACTGCTTTTCTGTTTCGTCGGTAATGTCTTGCTGGATGCCAAGAAACCTTCTCAAAGAATTTAGAATGCCATCATAAATGCTAATATTTTGCAGTCGATTTAATTCTTCTTGCGCTTTGTTGATGGCAAATTTTGCGTCCAAAATTTTTTGTTCGAGTGCTGCACCTTCTTCGGTGATTTGTGCGTCTTTTGTTTTTAATTCGTTGTAGTCTCTCTGGGCTTTGATTGCGGCTTCAACAATCTCAACAATCTTTGAAAGTTCCGTAATGTATTGTTGTATGGGTAACAATTCATCTGAACCAAAAATGGTTTGACTAACGAATTCTGGATCTTCATCCAAAAGGCGATTGACATCAAAAAGAATTTTATTAATCTCTTCAGTTAGTTGAGGTCCATACTTTTCGATATCTGTCAAATAGCCTTCAAGACTTTTGATTGTCTCCTGAAAAAATGCTGATTCATACGTTTTGGACTGCATTGCGCCACCACCACCTCCACCTTTTGTTAAATCAACAATTGCTCCTGCGGTTTCATCAGCTTTGTCTTTAGTTAATCCTAGTTTCTCCATCAGCGAATCTAAGCCACCTGTGACGTCTGCGATGTAAAACCCCAAAGCTGCTAGCGCTCCAATGACATTGGTTTTTGAAGCGGCTCCCAATGCCTTCATTGCGGTTGCGGTGTCATAAATCGCACGAATCACCTTGGGAGCAAAGGCAATCGTAAACCCAACAGCAACCGCTTTTAATACTCGCGCCAATTCGTCCATGTTTTCAGCAAGCGTCGAAATGACAGAGGCAATACTGTTGAAAAATCCGGTGCTTTTCTCGAAGTTGCCAACCAGCAAAATGAATGCGTTATTTAGTCGAGTGAATGAAGTCGCAATCGTGTCCTGAGCTGCGCCAAACTGCTCATTGATCGCATCAGCAGAGCCAAGAATTGCGTCTTTGAATAGCTGATTCGTCAGGTTGCCATCGGTCACAAACTTCTTCAGGCTTCCAGCCGTCAGCCCAAGTTGTTTCTCAACTTCCTTGAGCAAGTTCGGCATTCCGTCAATCAAACTGTTGAACTCTTCCGCCTGAACCTTTGGCGAGTTGAGTGCTTGCGCGAGTTGCAGCAATGCCCCAGAAGCTTCCGTGCTACTGGTTCCGGCTGCGGCTAAAGATTTTGCAACGATTTCGGTGATGCGGATGGTTTCGGCTTGGCTGGAGCCTAATTGGTCAGCAGCAATTCTTAGGCGAGAATAAAGCTTGGTCGTGTCCTCAATTGCGGTTCCGGTAGCTTGAGAGACTTGATACAACTCTTTTTGAACCGCTGCGGCTTCCGCGGCTGAAGTCGTTGCAATGCGGATTTGATTGGCAAAACGTGTGAAGGTGTCAGCTGCTTGAGCAATCTGCTGGACACTGATTGCGGCAAACAGAGCAGAAGCGGCATTCCTGGCAGACTTAAAAGCAGACTCCATTTTATTTGTAGAGTTCGCCACTCGGTCCATTGCAGAAGACGATTTTTTCAGTTCGCCTTCGAGCTTGCCCAAACGATTAATGGCGTCACGAATCTCTAATTCAATTTCAATGGTAGAGGCTGCGTTTGCCATTATCGCTTTCTTCTAGGCTTTGGGGTAGGTCGAGCGGTTGCGGACTTTTTCTTCTGAAGGTCTCGCTTCCTCTCGTTCTCTTTCTTTCTGTGGCTAGTGACTTCTCGGTCAATTGTCACTAAAGCCGAATAGACTTCTGGTGTGTTGGTCTGGTTTCTTCTTAAGTAGCAATCAATTGCTTCTTCGCGCAGAAAACCAATGTCAAAACCCAAGTCTCGTCCGGTTGTGTCCAAGTCTCTGAAAGCCTGAACCGCTGCCAGGTTCCTTTCGCTCAGCGTCAGATTGTTTGGACAAACTGCACAAGGTGGTTCCTCGTCATCTTGCCAGACATTTTCAGCAGACTTGCAGCACCAAACCGCTTGGTATCGGTCGCCTTCCTGAATTCCATGTTCGGCTGAGTCACCTAGATAAGCCGCTCGTTCTAAGACTAAATCTAGGTAACTTTTTAATTTCCCTCTTCGTCATCGACTTTCGCCTGGGCTAAACGCATCAGTTTCAAACTGACGTGAGTAGCCATTTTGTTGAGCGCAGCGTCTTCTCCAACAAACAATTGTTTATTGGTATCGTCACAAGGCTCGTCGAAACTCCAACTTTGCACACAAGGAACAAAAAGCTTTCGAGCAAACATAAGAGAATCAATCGTTTGCTTTCCTTTTTGCGTCTTGGTTGCTGCGTTCAATGCCTCAGTCAAAAGCTTTTGGTGAGGCAGAACACAATTAAAGGTTGCTTCTAGGTCCAGGTCTGCGTCATTGAAGTCGATTGTTACTTCGTTTGCTCGCTGGACGTCAAAAATTGAAGGCATGAATTATTACTTATAAATGAGTGAGAAAGCGGCTGCGTCAGTTGCAGAAGAGCCTTGCGTGAGAGCAAAGTCAACAGAAGCGGCTGCGGCTCCATCCTGCTCTGTTCCGCTAATCGAAACGCGAGCGGATGGGATGATGATTTGAACGATGCTGCCTGCGGTGTCGCCAACCTGCACACCAATTGCGATTTGCTCCAATCGGGCAAACTGCTCGAAGCGATAGGCTTGTGCTGGTCGCATAACGAAATCAAAGCTTCCAGTGACGGTTATGTCATTGCTGACATATGCAGCGGCTGGATATTTGTCTCCGGTCATTTCTGCAAGTCCAGGGTCACCAAGATTCTTAGAAACGCTCATTGAGAAGCCAGTGGCTAGAAACTCGTTAGCTGAATCAATCAAGCTTGCAGCTACGGTGTTCTGAGCGGCTAAGTACACTTGAGCGGCACTGGTGGCGATTGGCTCGTAAGTGCTCAGAGTCGCGGCTGGTAAGTGCGGTACTAGGTAGTCAGTCGCGCTGACTGTGAAAGAGTCACCAGAAGCGGCTTGCACTCCAACCGTTGCGGTTGTTGTGCTTGGTGAGCTGATGGTTGCCGCACCTCCGGTGTTCACCTGTGAATCGCTTGAATCGTAAATGTCCACCAGTTGTCCAGCGAAGAAATAATCGGCAGCGACTGCGTTTGAGGCAGGATCTAAGGTGACGGTGGCAGGCGCAGAATCGGTTACTGAAACGTCTGAGCCTGTGGCGTTCACTGGTCCAGAGTAGCGAATTCGGCTTGCTCGGCAATTGGCGGACATGGTGAAGACCCCATCTCTGGTAATGTCTACGCTGAATCCTTCGACAACGGTTCCATTCGCCACATAGAGTTTGTAGGTGTCTACCAACTGCGACACTTGGAAGGTGTCGCTAACTCGGCTGAAGCTATATGTGACTGATGTTGCACCTGAAACCGTCTTAGTTCCAAAGGTCTTGGTCAAGAGTGTATCTTCTGCTGGTTCAGTTCCGGCTGTTCCAGAAGGTTTGACTAGAAAAGGAATGTCAAAAGTCGCTCGCTCGGCATAATTCACGAAACTTCTGTTCTGAAGCAGGCGAGTGCCAACCTCAGAAATATCTGAAGTGTTGAACGTCTGGCTCAGTGCCAAAGGTTCGGTAGTGGTGAATCCGTCACTTGCGGAAACTGCTACATAAGAGCCAGCAGTGGTTTCGGTTGTGATGTACGGTTGACTACTTCTTAGTCGTAGATACCGATCTGGAATCGCCATTGTTCTTCTCCTTTATTCAACATCGTTGTCAATCGTGCGATACAGAACGGTGTACCGCATAGTTGCGATAAAAAACTCACTTTCAGCAGACGCTTGCCGAATCTGCGTGTCAGTGATTGCCGAATCTATTGCCAAATTATTCAAAGTTTGATCGTTCGCCATTGCTTCTTCAACTTCAACCGTGATTGTGTCGAGTGTGCTTTCTGCACTGTTGCCTTTGGCAATGGCTTCAATGGACAAATCAAGTGTTCGTTGTTGCCGGTTTTGAATGCCAATCTCTAGTCGTTGAATGCTTTCTGAATTCGCGTAAATCAGTAGCCCAGGCAAATCACTGGTTGCGATTGGGTAAGTTCTTGAGAGAAAGACATTGCTTCCTGTTGTCGCTAGTCCGGTCAGAACCGTTTGGATTCTCGCTTTGATTTGCGCTCGTTTATGCGCCATTACACACTCAACATGATTTGCGTCATGCCTGTCCCGTCCGGCTGAATCCCTCGAACCGTGTAGCTCACTGCTGAAATGGTCAGAGTGTCACCATGAGCCAAGCCGGAAACGTCAGCGGTTCTTGCCAGTAGTGTTGGTTCTGTGCTTTCGACTTCGCTTTCGTCCAAATCCACTGCAAGAAAGTCATTGTCAAAAATGCCTGTGAAGGTTGAAGTGTCCGCCTTCGTCACAGTCGTTCCGTAGTCTGCCAAAAGTGCTGTTCGATCAGCAGCAGTTTCAACGCTCATTTGACTTTAGGCTTGCGTGCGGTTTTTGTAGTTCGCGTGGTCACTGGTGGCGCTTCTGCTTCGTCTAAGCCTTTGGCTCTGTTTTCGTAAACAACCGCTTTGCCCATGTTAATCAGTTGATTTGCCTCGGTTGGGTCAACGCTAATGACTTGTCCAACTCGAACAGGTCCACCGTTTGCCACCGTGCCTCTGATAATCTGAATCTTCATTGAAATATTCTCTGAAGTCGTTCGTTGTATGTCACGATTCGCCCAGGATTTTGCAACTGGTCCCGTGCTTCGATCCATTTACCTTGTTGATCTTCCTGAACTCTTGTTGGCTTTTTGTCTAAATCCCACTGATGCCAGTAGCGCCTTGCTCCGGTGTAGAAATCGACACCGCAAACATGAATTTCTGAGTAGTCAAAAAAGTCTGCGGTCCAAAGTGCTTCTGGTCCTGAAAGCCGAATGAATGGGACAATTCCACCGTGAATATCTTTGTCTCTTAAATTCTTTGGGTCATGGTGCACAATTGCTGGCGTATCGTACTCTTGAAGGTGTTTCACCATTCTCACATCATGCGCGTAGCACCAGGCAAGTTCCCCAAGAAAAAGTAAGCCGTGATTATTAACTCCGGCTAAGTCGTAATCTTTTGAACCTATCCGCGCCTTGGCTTTCGCTAGGTCTGAAGGCGCAGAAGGTCCGCCACAAAGTAAGATACAAGGTCGAGCAGCACCCCAACCTTGTAACTCATCTAGCTGATACACTTAGGCAACGGTCACATCCTGTGCTGCCGCGAAGCTTTCAGCGTGAGCAACCGCAATATCCATATCTTGATAAAAATATAGATTTGTCGTTGCTGTTCCGGCTGAACCGTATGGGTCGACCAGTACGTCGAGTGCTGAGAAGAAGCCAACGTAAAGGTCAGCAAAGTTCCCAAAAATCAGTGAGTACGGTGAACTTGAAGGCGCTTGGGTTGTCTGGACAACCGGATAACCCATCATGCTGTCAGGCCCAGACATAATCATTCGACTGTCTGTGCTAGCAGCCACCAAGGTTTGCATCAGCTTGCCGACAACTGCCGGATGAGTTACCCATCGCAAATTACCAAGCAGAGCGTTGTCTTGTGAAACCTCGGTCATAATATCGACCACGTTTCCGTAGGTCAGATTGGCGTTGCCGCTTGTTCCGCCAGAGGAAACGTCACCGATTCCAGAAGTTCCAAGGATTCCGGTAGGCTCGTTTGAACCGCCACCTTTGAGAGCAACGTTGTCGATTTTGGCTGCGAAGATTCGAACCATGTTGTTACGAATCAACTGCTCCACACTTGGGTCAGACTGAATCATCAACTCGCGAGTCACGGCTACTTTGTTTGCCAGAAGCTTTGGCGTCATGGTGACTTGTGCGAAATCAGGCTCGTTGTTTCCAACTGAACCGCCCTCTGCAATGAAAGCCGCTGCGGTGCTGGTGCTGATTTTGGGAATCGCCACGTTGCCTTGCAAACCGTTCAGCACTGTTGCGCCTACTTGCCCAAGAATGGACGTTGAAATCAGTGCATCAATAAAGCGATCACCTCGGTAGTCTTCCGGCACAATGTTTGAGCCTGCGCCAAAGGTCGCTCCGGCTGCTGTTGATACCGTTCGAGTCTGCCATCCCCAATCCGGCACAAAAAAGCCTTTTGGTTGGCGCTTTTGTGTCTTCGCTAGTTCCTGGCTAATTTCCATTTCAAAACCAGCTTTTGACCAATCCTTCTGGTCTGCGGCTCGGATTGCTCTTACCAAGCTGTAGTTGCGCTTTTCTTTCGGTGTGGCGTCAACGCTGAAGTCGATTGGCTTGCTGGTCTTCTTCTCCAGCAGCATGGCTTGAAATTCAGCTAGTGACTTCTCTTCCTGCAATGCTCGGAAAGCCAAGTCGTATTCGTTGTGCCGCTTGCCAAGTTCGAGAATCTGAGAAGATTGGTTGCGGTACTCTTTCAGTTGGTCTTCTTGCCGTACTTGAACTTCCGGCTCTTTAACTACTTCAGCTTGCATAGGTTCTCCTTTGATTGCTGAGTTGTTATCATCACCGGAAGCTTCCGGCTTG